GCCCCGGTGGAGTTCGGTGAGGGCGATGCCAAGGCTCCGCTGGCCGAGGGCTTCAAGCAGCTGCTGCAGTCGCTGCCGACCCAGGTCGCACTCGGCGAGGTGGCTACGGCTGCCGCTGCTGCTGGCCAAGTGGCAGACGTGGAGTTCGCCGCACCTGGTGGTTTCAGTGTCAACGCCGACAGCCTGAGCCGCCACCAAAAGGCTACTGCCCACATGAAGGCACACCCCGGGGTGTCTTACATCGACGCCGTCAAGGCGGTTTCCTGATCCCTCAACCCTGCTGATTGGAGTCATTCCTCATGAGCCAGCAATCCATTTCGCTCTTGGCCCTTGCGGTCATGGCGACCGCCGCCATCGCGGCCCAACGCTTCGTGACACCTGCCGGTGCACAGGCCGGTGCAGGTGCCAACACCCTGGGCGTGTCGCGTACTGCGGCCGCTATCGGTGAGCGTGTCTCGACCGACGTGATTGGTACCGCTGTTGTCCAGAGCGGCGGTGCGTTCGCTGCAGGCGCCTCGCTCCAGTCCGACGCCAACGGCAAAGCCATCACCTGGGCGAGCGGTGCTCGGGCAGCGGTGGCTCTGGAGGCTTCTACGGCGGCCGACCAGTTCATCGAAGTACTGCTGATCCCGAACGCTGCCTGATCGGGCGGCGGCTTTCTCACTCTCACTTTCTTGGAGCTCTCATGCCTCAAATGACCACTGGCCAGGCGCGCGTCGTCGACGTTCCCTTGACCACCATTGCGCAGGGTTACAAAAACGCCGAAATGGTCGGCAACCTGCTGTTCCCGTATGTGCCCGTGAGCCAGCGTGGCGGCAAGATCATTGCGTTTGGGCGCGAAGACTTCGCGCTGTACGCCACAGGGCGCGCACCCGGCGCTGCCACCAAGCGCGTGCAGTTTGGCTATGCATCAGGCAGCTATGCGCTGGAAAGCCACTCGCTCGAAGGCCTGCTGCCGGTCGAGAACATGCAAGAGGCCTCGGCGGGGCCTGGCGTCGATCTGGGGTCGCTCACTGTCGCCAAAACGCAGGCCATCATCGCGCTGCGCCTGGAAAAGGCCCAGGCCGACCTGGCCACCAACGCCGCCAACTATGCGGCCAGCAACAAGACCACCTTGGCCGGCACCAGCCAGTGGAGCGATTACTCGGGTGTGTCCGACCCGATCAACGACGTCGAAGCGGGCAAGGAGGCGGTGCGCAAGCAGATCGGCCGTCGTCCCAACACGGGTGTCATGGGGCCGGCGGTACTCGCCAAGCTCAAGCAGCACCCCAAGATCCTGGACCGCATCAAGTACACGGGCCGCGACGTGCCGACCTTGGAACTGATCGCAAGCCTGTTCGGCCTGCAGCGTCTGGCGTGCGGCGAGGCGGTCTACGACACCAGCCCTGGTGGCGCTGCACCCGCGTTCGGAGACGTCTGGGGCAAGTCCTTGGTACTGGGCTACACCGAGACCGGTAGCCAGGCCGACCAGGGGCTGCCCACCTACGGCTACACCTACCGCCTGGGGGGCTATCCCATCGTGGAGCAGCCGTACTACGACCGCAACACCAAGAGCTGGGTTTACCCGGTGACCGATGAAGTGGCCCCGGTGATCGCCGGTGCTTCGGCCGGCTACCTGATCAGCGGCGCGGTCGCCTGAGCACGCCATGGCGACCAAAAAGAAGCCCACTCCCGTGAGCGCTGCAGCCCGCCAGGCTGTGGCTGCTGCCCGCCAGCAAGACGCTGGCGAGGTGGTGACCGTGGTGGCCATCGAGCCGCTGCGCATCGACGGCATCGACGTTGCGCCCGACGAGAGCATCGACATCGATGTCGACATGGCGGTCGACCTGGTCGAGCGCGGCCTGGTGCGCGCTGCTGACGTAGCGCCGAAAGAGGCCTGACCGTGACGTACGCCACGCAATCCGACCTGGTGGATCGGTTCGGTGACACCGAGCTGATCCAGCGCACCAACCGTGCTGGTGGCAACACCATCGACACGGTGGTGCTGGGCCGGGCGTTGGCGGACGCTGACGCCGAGATCGACGGCTACCTGGCGGCACGCTATCAGTTGCCGATCACGACGCCCCCAGCCTTGCTGGTGCGCCTGGCGGCCGATATCGCCCGGTACCACCTCTATGACGACGGTGTGCCCGAGACGGTGAGCCAACGTTACACCGACGCCGTGGCGCTGCTCAAGCGCCTGGCGACTGGTGAGGTGCAACTGGTGGGGGCCGCTTCCGTGGTGGTTGCACCCAACACGGGCGAGATCCCGGTGATGGCGCGCACCAGGCAGCGCCAATTCGGGCCTGACCAGCTCGCTGGCTACTGAGGAGCGCGTCATGGACTTGCAGTTTGTGATCGATCGCCTCAAAGCCCAGCTCAGCGGCATTCGCCAGCTCGGCGGTGCTGCAGACCTGGACTCAGCGCTCAACGGCTCGGTCAGTGTGCCCGCCGTGTTTGTGATGCCCCAGGCCGAGGCGGCTGAGGTGACAACCATGGCCACTGGCCTGGTACGTCAAACCTTCACGTCCAACTGGGGCGTGATCCAGGTGGTGACCAACCGCCGCGACGCGTCAGGTGCTGCCGCGCTTACCGATCTGGCAACGCTTCGCCTGGCTGTGCGCCAGGCACTGGTGGGATGGGTGCCTGACACGAGCACGGGCGAGCCTGTGCTTGCCACTGGCGGTCAGCTGCTGCGCCTGGATGGAGAAAGCCGTCTGTGGTGGGTCGACTCGTTTGAACTCAAAACCTATTTCCGGAGCAACTGATGGCAACCAAGAAAACCGATGACCAGGCCCTGGCCAGCACCGAGCTGGATGCAGGCGCCACTTCTGCGCCTGTCGCGCCGACTGCACCGATCTCGCCGGCTACGGCCGCAGCACCTGCGCCTGCAGCCTCCACCAGCCCGGCCGTGGATGACTTCCACGGTCAGGGCGGCGAGTACGAGATCGTGGACGGCGTGCGCCGCCTGGTGTCGCGCACCGAAGTGATCGACCCGACCCGCGCCTGATGGCGTGAACCTAAACCGCTGAAAGGACTGCCGTGGGCAAGAAAATCATGAAGCTGGCCGTACTGGCCAAGATCGAAACCGTCAAAGGCACTGACCCGGTGCCCACAGGTGCTGCCAACGCCATCTTGGTGAGTGAACCGCAAGTGACCCCGCTCGAAGGGGAGACGGCCACTCGCAACAACGTCAAGCCCTGGTTTGGCAGCGAGGGATCGGTGCAGGCGACGCAGTATTCAAAGCTCTCCTTCAGCGTTGAGTTGGCCGGGGCCGGCACTGCCGGCACCAAGCCGGCCTGGGAGCCTCTGATGCGCGCCTGCGGCTGTTCGGTCACCGTCTCGGCGGGTGTTTCGGTGACCTTTGCACCGGTCACCAACAACATGGAGTCCCTGACCCTGTATTGCAACATTGACGGCACTAACCACGTGCTGACTGGTGCGCAAGGCACGGTGAAGATTGCAACCGATACCAAGGGCATCCCGAAGCTGCAGTTCGATTTCACGGGCCTGTTCAATCCTCTGGCTGCTGTCGTCTTGCCGACCCCGGTCTACACCGCGTTCAAGGATCCGGTGCCGGTCAACAAGGCCAACACCACGTTGAGCCTCCACACCGTCAGCCTGGCGGCCAGCAGCTTTAGCTGGGACATCGGCAACAAGGTGGTCAAGCGCGACCTGATGACCATCGACTCGGTGGAAATCACCGACCGGGAGAGCGTTGGCCAGGTGGTGTTCGAGAACCACGACATCGGTGTCAAAGACTGGGTGGGCGCCGTGCTCGCCAACAACAAGGGCGTGCTGCAGCTCATTCATGGCAAGACGGCCGGCAACATCATCGAAATCAATGCCCCACTGGCTCAGCCGCAAAAGCCGACCTACTCCGACAGCGATGGCATTCAGATGCTCAACGTGCCACTGGTGTTCTGCACGGGCGCCAATGGCAACGACGAGTGGTCCATCGTGGTCCGCTGATCGCCGGCCACCCAACAAAACCCTCACCAACAAAACTCTCACCTGTAGGAAAAACCATGTCCGTCGTGCTTGCAAGTATCGCTTTCTGGGCCAATGGCCACCTCGATCTGATCGGGGACTTCGGCAAGACCGAGACCATCAACTTCAAGGCTCGCTTCAAGCGGCTCAAGTCCAGTGAGCAAAAGAACCTGGCCGAACGGCTCACGGCCGGCTCCATCAATGACGTCGAGTTGCTCGACCTGGTGCTGCTGGACTGGGAGCTCAAGAGCGCAACGGGCGAACTCATTGCCTACACGCAGGCCATGCGCGCCGAGGTCTTTGAGGAATGGGCTGGCCTGCAAGGTCAATTTGTGCGCGCCTACTTTGAGGCGGTCAGCGGTAAGGGCGCAGCGGAAAAAAACTCCGTGGCGCCGTCCGCCACCACCTCCGAGCCGACGGCGCCGACCGCCACGTCGTAAGCCCTGAGCTGCGCGAGCAGTGCGCAGCGCTCGGCATCGACCCCGCCCAGCTGGTGCCGCCTGAACTGCAAAAGGACAGGGAAGACGACTTCGAGCTCTGGCCCGAGCACTGGGCGGCCTGGGAAGTCTTCCTCTCCTGCAGAACCCAGTGGCGAATCTTGGTCGGTATGGGTGGCATCCAGTACCAGGGGCTTGACTACCCGGCCCTTGAGAGCGCGATGCGCATGCTGGGTCTCAAGGGTAAGAAGCGCCGCGAGGCGTTCTGGCAGCTGCAGGTGCTTGAAGACGAGGCGCTGGACGTCATCAATCGGGGGCGCTGATCCCCGATCCCTGAACTGAATTTCTGAGACCTCATTCCCCATGGCCAACCCCATCAACGTCGGCGTCAAGTTCTCCCTGGACTCGGCCTCGCTCAAGAGCGGGGTTCAAGAGGCGTCACGCGAATTCCAGGCGATGGGAAAGAGCGCATCTGGCGCGGCGGCCACGTCTGACCAGGCCACCAAAAGCCTCATCAATGACATCCAACGCACGGTAGCCGCACTGGAAGCCGGAGAGCGTGGCTCGGTCAAGTTCTACCAGGCGCTTGCCCAGCAGCGTGGGGCCAGTTCCGAGGCGCTCCAGCCTTTCCTGCAGCAGCTCGAAGCGGCGCGCAAGGGGATGGATAACGTGGGCGTCTCTGCGGCCCAGACGGCGGCAGCCATGCGCCAGGTGCCGGCCCAGGTAACCGACATGGTCGTCGGGCTGCAGTCAGGCCAGGCACCCATGACGGTCTTATTGCAGCAGGGTGGACAGCTCAAGGACATGTTCGGAGGTACAGGGGCTGCCGTCAAAGCCCTCGGCACCTATGCCCTTGGCCTGGTCACGCCGGTAACAGCGACTGTGGCTGCACTGGCTTTGGTCGGCGGCGCTGGCTATCTGGCCTGGAAACAGAACCGCGAGGAGGTTCAGGCGTTCGACCTGGCGTTGAGTCGCACCAACAACGTCATTGGGATGACGACCGGCGAGCTCAGCGACATGGCCACAGTGTTGGCCGGGGCGGGGTTCTCTCGCACGCCAGCGGCAGAAGCTATTGCGGCATTGGCTCGCAGTGGCGACGTGGCTCGGCAAGACCTGAGTGCTTTCACCCAGACGGCGCTGGACATGAGCAAGTACGTTGACCAGTCGGTGGGCGACACGGTCAAGGTGTTTTCCAAGCTGGCCGATGAACCGGCCAAGGCCTCGGCCGCGCTGACCAAGGAAACACACTATCTGACCGCTGCTCAGATGGAGCAGATCAAATCCTTGGAGGAAATGGGCCAAAAGACCGATGCGGCCCGCCTGGCACAGCAGGCCTATGCCGACTCCGTGGCGCCAGTTGTCGCGGCCTACAAAGCCAATCTGGGACCGCTGGACACCGCCCTTGAGTTCTGGACCAAGAAGGCCAGAACCATGTGGGACGCATTGCGCGGAGGTGGCTCAGACACCACCAGTGCCCGTATTGCAGCGCTCAAGCAACAGCTCGCCGAGCTGTCTGGTCCGACTCCCCTGAAGAACGCAAATCTTGGGGATGCCATCCTGGGTTCGATAGATGAGCAGGGGACAGTCGCTCGCCTGAAGGCCGCTGCGGAGGCCAAGCTGGCCTACCTGCAGCAGGTCGACGCTCAGGTCAAGAAGAACGCCGAGACCGAGGGCGCCTACCGCCGTGCGCAGGATGATGCCAATGCGGTGATGGATGCGGTCACCAAGACCCAAGACAAGGGTCTGAGCAAGCAAGCGCAAATGAACAAGGCACTGGACTTGTACCGCGAGCAGATCGAAAAGATCAAGGCCGCCAACCCCGACAGCGCCTTGGTCAGTGCCGATGCCATTTCCAGGGGCGAGGCTGCGATCCGAGAGCAATACAAGTCGACGGCCAAAGCCAACACTGAGCTGGAGAAGCAAGCTCGGCTGATCAACGAACTGGGCGGGCTCAAGGGAGACTTCACCGAGCAATGGAATCGCCTGAGTGCGATCTACAAATCGGGCGGCATGAACCTGGAGCAGCTCCAGGCGGCTCAGGCCAAGCTCTTGGCAGATCAGCCCGCCGTGAAAGAGCAGCAGAAGATCTACGACGACCAGGCCAAGGCCCTGGCCAAGTCGGTGGCCGCATACGACCAGATAGTGGACGCCACCCGCAAAAGCGCTGATCAGATCGGGACCCAGGCCGACGAGCTCGAAGCCAGGAACTCGATGTGGCACCAAGGCCGGGTCGCCGTCGAGGAATACCGCCAAGCCGTCATCGAGGCCAAGCTGGCCGAGATCGATCAGAACCCGGACTCCTACCGCGCCGACTACATCGCCGAGAAAGAACGCGAGCTCGAGGAGCAGCGCCGCAAGGTGGCTGCCACCCGTGAGGCTGAGTACAAGACCCTGTCTGAGAAGCAGCAGGAATACACCCGCCAGGTGGCCGAAGAAGCGCAGCTGTACCAGGATGAGGTCGGAATCCTGGGCCTCACCGGCCGTGAGCGCGAGAAAGTGGTGGCCATCCGCAAGGTTGAGCTCGACCTGGCTAAACGCCTGGCGGAGATCGAACGCTCAGGCGCGACGGATCAGCGCAAGCAAGAGCTGATCGACGCGGCCAATGCATCGGCCGAGGTGGCCAAGACCACGGCGGCGGCCAAAGCCGACATGAACGCCACCACGGACATCATCAACTCGGTGGACCGGACTGCGGCCAGTGTCTGGAGCAACGTGACACAGGGTGGCGTGGGGGCCTTCAAGAAGGTCGGCCAGACCATCCAGTCAGCTGTTCTGGACCTGATCTATCAGTTGACGATCAAAAAGTGGGTCGTCAACATCACAGCTCAAATCACCAGCCTGTTTAGCGGCGGTGGGAACATCCTGAGCAACCTGCTGGGCGGCGGCGACTCCTCTCTCGGCTCATTCGCGTCCACCCTGGGTTCCGCTGCCACAGCCCTGACGACGGCCACCAACTCGGCCCTGGCCACAGCACAGAGCTGGATCGGCATGACAGGCACTGCCGCCCAGGCCAGCACGGCTGCGGCCAATGGTGTGGCCTATGCCGCAACAGGCTCGGGCAGCATGGCCGCCACCATTGGCGCTTACGCACCCTATGTGGCTGCTGCATTGCTGGCCTACCAGGTTTTGAGCAGCCTAGACGGAGGTGAGACCCGTACGGGCGGGCAGTACTCGGTCGCCTATGGTGGCGAGGTCAAGAACAACCGCAGAGGCGAGTCGTACCAATACGTCGGCCAGCAGTACAACCGCGACAACAGCCTGAACGCGGACGGCACCCGAACGGCCGTCACCAATGGCCAGGCCTATCTCATCGAAGCCGATGGGATGGGCAAGCAAGAGAAGGCTGTCAAAGATGCAGTGACGGCCACGGCCACCAGCATCAACGACACCCTCAAGGCGTTGGGCTCAAAGGCCACTACCAGTGGCTACTGGGCTGGTCTCGAAACCTCGGGCAACGGCCGCGGCGGCGTTTTCGCGGGTGGCGCGCTGTCAAATGGGAAGACGTTCGGCGAGACCGGTAAAGGCGACAACTACAGCGGAACGCTCTACGAGAAGTGGTCGACCACCAGTCCCGACAGCGCCACTGCCATGGCCAACTTCACGTTGGACCTAAAGCAGTCATACCTGCAGGCCTTGCAGGCCGACATGGACGAGCTGCCCAAGGTGGTGGGCAAGCTGCTCAAGGACCAGAACGTCGAGGAGATGTCCAGCACTGAGGTGGACACCCTGATTGCGGCCATTGGCTCTCAGATCACGGCCGTCAAGCAGTTCAACCAGGTCGTCGACAGCATGCCCTTCGAAAGCTTGAAGGGCCTGTCGTTTGACGCCGCTGCCGGCCTGGTGGAGTTGTCGGGCGGCATCGACAAGCTCTCCAGCAATCTGTCGAGCTACCTGCAGAACTACTACTCGGAGACCGAGCGCCAGGACCAGGTGCGCAAGAACATCTCGGCGAGCCTGGCCGACGTGGGCCTGTCCCTGCCTGCAACCCGTGAGGCATTCAAGGCCTTGGTGGATGCCCAGGACAAGGAAACCGAGAGCGGCCGTAAAGCATGGGCGGCCTTGATGGCCGTCCAAGACGCATTTGCGAGCGTGACGCCGTCGGCCGAAGCCGCCGCAAAGGCGACTGCCGACCAGGCAGCAGCCGAGAAAGCGGCTGCCGAGGAAAAGGCCAAAGCCGCAGCCGATGCCGCAGCGGCTTTGAAGGCTGCCAACAAATCCGCGACCGATGCGGCCTACCAGGCGCTGCAAAACAGCGTGAGCGCCCAAAAGACCGCCCTGCAGGCCACTGAGCAGACCGTCCAGGCCACCATTAGCAAGCTCAAGAGCCTGTTTGATACGCTGGGCAGCGCTGTGTCCGAGCTGTACGCCGAGAACGCGTCCACGGCGGCCCAGTCGGCAGCGCAGGGCAAACAGTTCATCGCCGACGCAGTCGCTGCAGCGCAAAACGGCGGCGCACTGCCAGACCAGGAAGCACTCACAGCGGCCATCGCGGCTGTGCGTGCCTCCATCACGCGGGGCAACTACGCCACTCCCGAGGACATGGAGCGGGACCGCATGGTGCTCGCTGCCCAGCTCAATGCGCTCAAGGGTGTCACTGGCACTCAGCTCACGACCGCTGAAGAGCAGCTGCAGGCCACCCAAACCGAGATCGCCAGGCTCGACACACTGCTGGACACCCAAAAGGCAGCCCTGGACGCCCTGCGCGGGAATGTCACGGCCACGCTGTCGGTGTCTGAGGCGGTAGCCAAACTGGCGGCTGCCGTGCTCAAGGAAAGTGCCGACGCCACTGCGGTGGCCACCAAACCAGCAACAACCTCGGAGAGCACCTCGGGCGCGTCGTCGCAGTTTGTGGTGGGTGGCGGTGGGTCGGGTAGCGGTTCCAGTGGCTCCTCCTCGAGCGGCACTTCTGGTAGTTCGGGCAGCACTGGCGCCTCCTCGCTGTTCGTGGTCGGCGGCTCGCCTGTGAAGTCCTTCGCCGTTGGTACCGACTACGTCTCCAACGACATGCTCGCCCAGATCCACCAGGGCGAGCGCATCGTGCCGGCCGCCTACAACCGTTCGGACGCCACCAATGCCGAGCTGCTGGGCGTGCTGCAGATCATCGCGGCGCTCCTGGAGCGCTCCAGCGGCTCCGTGTCCAAGGTGGCCGACATCCTGAGCTCGGTGCAGCGTGGGCCTTTCATCATGACCAAGAACGTTGCATGAGGACGACCTGACATGGAAATACTCGTTCCCATCACCATTACAGACGCGATGGTCACCTCGATCAACGTGTCCGAAGACCCGACGGCCGCCTGGGTGGCAGGCACCTATGCCGCCGACGCCCTTTGCCATCGCTCAAGCACCCACAGGGTGTACCGGCGCTATACGGCAGGCTCCAGCACCGTCGCTCCCGAGTTGGATGCCACGAACTGGCAAGACCTGCGCCCCACGAACAAGTGGGCCATGTTCGACAAGGAAGTGGCCACTGCCACGACGGCGCCCAACATCCTCAGTTGGGTGATCAAGCCAGGCAACGCCAATGCAGTGGCCCTGGTGGGGATTTCTGGCGGCGAGGGGCTCACTGTTATCACGCGCGATGCCCCGGGCGGCAACGTGATCAGCACCTACACAGACACCCTGGAGGAAAGCGCCCCATCGGACTGGTGGGAGTACTGGTTCATGCCGTTCAAACCACGCACCGCAGTGCTGGTCGCCGACATCGAGCCCTATCTGGACATGGAGATCACCATCACCCTGACCGGCTCGGGCACGGTGGGCTGTGCCATGTGTGTGGTGGGCGACCTGCGCTGGCTCGGCGACACCCAGTTCGACGCAGAGTGCCAACTCGTTGATTACTCCTATGTCGACATCGACAAGACCACTGGCAAAAACACCATCCAAAAGGGCAAGGTGGCCCAGGACCTGAGCGCCGAGGTGCTGCTCGATGCCAGCGAGGCCAACCGAGTCAAAGACACCATGGTTGAGGTGCAGGGCCAGCCGTGCCTGTACGTGCCAGACCGACGCCCTCAGTACCGCTACCTCTGGACCTACGGCCTGGGCGCCGGGAAGGTCAAACCAAAGAGCGCCAAGGAAGCGTCGCTTCCTATCACCGTGCAAGGACTCATCTGATGCCAACACCGACGACACCCGTGGCGGTTCCCGCCATGACCCCGCCGCCCACTCTGCCGGTGCGCGGGGATAGAACGAATTTTCCGGCGCAATCCCAAGCATGGACGCTCTGGGAAAAGGCCTACAAATTCCCCGAGACCCTGGTGCTGGCCAACAACGTGTTGGCCAATGCCACGGCGGCTTATGACCAGGCCGTGGTGGCGGCCGCACAGGCAGCCGTCGCGGCAGCGCAAGCCACTGCAGCCCAAGGGTCGGCCGCGGCAGCAGCCAACACCTTGGCGGCAGCCCAGGCGGCCCTGGGGGCCACCAAATGGGTGGCCGGTGCGTACGCCTCGGGCGTGTGCGCCTGGTCGCCCGCCAACGGCCAGCTCTACCGAACCCGGGCTGCGCTGGCCAACAGCACTGTTGACCCTATCGACGACCCCACAAACTGGTTCTCGTTGGGCCTGATGTCGCTGCCTATCAAGCAGGTGACCAACACGGGCGGCGCCTTCTACGGCGCGGCCAACGGTGGGCTGAACACCATCAACGAAATCACCTATGCCGGGGCCTGCTCCAAGCAGCTGCCTCAGACCCCAGCGAATGGGGATGTGTGCGTGATCGTGGTGGCCAACGGGCGCGCAGACAACACCCTGGTGGTGAATCCCACCAACCCGATCCCGATGGTGATCGGCTCCAACACCGTCACTGATTCGTTGACGCTGGGTATCCCGGCCGGCGCAGTGACCTTCAAGTATTTCGCGAGTTCCAACGTGTGGAGGTACATGTAATGGCGTCTCTTCCTGACTTGCTCGGCGGCAACGTCAAGCAATACCGGTCCATCCTGGCTCTGGCGCTCACTGCCAGCCAAACCATCGTTGCGCCCTGTGACGGCATCGTCGACCTGTCGGTGATTGGCGGCGGTGGCTCAGGGGGCCTCTACGTCCAGACCGGAATGCCCCCTACGGCCGCATTCGGTGGCGGTGCTGGGGGCTTCGCCCGCCGCTTGGTGAAGGTCAAGAAGGGCGACACCATCGTGGTGACCATCGGGGCGGGCGGCGCCTACGTGGCCAACGCGAGTGCCGCCGGGAACAACGGTGGCGCTTCCTCCATCGTGATCGCGGCACAGGCCGTCAACATGGTGGCCAATGGGGGCACCGGGGGGTACATCTACTCTGGCACCGGGGTCGTGCTTGCGGGCGCACCTGGCGGCACAGCCACGGGCGGGCAGATCAACTCGGCGGGCGGGCGCGGCGGCGGCATCCTCAATACCAACTGGACCGGGCAGCAGGTTGCCACGGGCGGTGGTGGGGTGAACCTGTTCAGCGGAACCGACCAGACCGCTACGGCCGGGGGCGACATCGTGTTTGCAATCGCCACTGCAGCGTCTTGGGTGGCCAGCGGCGGCGGTGGAGCGCTTTCTGCAGGCCTGGCCATGAACTCTGGCGGCTTGGGCCTGGGCGGTACTGGTGGCAGTGGCTTCACGCTGTACAGCAACGCGGCCTACCAGGCCGAACTGATGGCGCACTGGGGCTTGGTGCCGCTGCCAGTCAACGGTGGCGGCTCAGGGGGTTACGCCACCGGCGGTGGCTATACCGCCCCCAGCACGCCTGGTGATGGGGGCGGCACCGGCGGGGTGAACTTGCAAACGAACAGCACGCCCAGCGGATTCTCGATGCCTGCTGCTGGGGCCTTCGCTGGGGGTGGCGCTATTGCGGGGTCTCCTTCGTCCGGCGCCGTCGCGTACGCGAGCGCAGGCACCTATGGCGGGGGTGGCGGTGGGCTGTCCAGTGGCCAGGGACTGACGGCGCCGAATTGCCGCAGCGGCGCGGGGGGCAGCGGCTTCGCCTTCCTCCGCTTCTATGCAGACCTGACTCCCTGAAGGCGACCCATGCGACATCTCTACAACATCCTGAGCGCCGACGGCGCAATCGAGAACACTATCGTGGCTGACGACGCCTTCGTCACCGAGCACCATGCGGGGCGCTTCGAGCTGCTCGGGCCCGCTCCAGCAGATCCGGTCGTGGCCGTTCCCCGGCACATCGCGGTCGGCAGCTTCTTTGATCGCTTTGGGGCTGCCAAGTGGGCGATCCTGGCCGACACAAGCCCCATGGTGCAGGCCCTGGTGCGTGACTGCAGCGCCAGGCGCTACATCGACCTGGATCGGCCCGACCTGGTGCAGGCTCTGCAGCTGCTTGTCCAGGCCGGCCATGCGGTCGACGCCGAGGCCATCCTGGGCGGCGCCGTCCGTCCCGAGGAGCTGCCATGAAGCGTGTAGCACTCATCGTGCTGGTGCCGCTGATCCTGGCGGCCAACCTCTGGGCCTGGATCCGGTATCTGTGGTGCGCCCTGGCCAACCCCAGCGAGGGGTGGCGCCTGGCGATCAGTTGGGACCAGCTTTTCAACGCAGCGGCCAATGGCAGCGAAGACGAGACCGTCTCCAGTCGAGCCGCCCGCGCACGCACTGAAGGCCGGCGCTGGGGCTGCCTGCTGTGCCGTCTGCTCGACCGAGTTGACCCAGGCCACTGCGACCGGTCTGCCGGCGTTTGAACATTTCCAAGGAGCATTTTCATGCCAGCAAGCAACCCGTTTTTGGACTATGCGCAGGACGCAACATCCCCCGCACCAGACCTTGTGGCCATCGTGCCGGACAACAACAACGACTTCGTGAGGGTGGTGCGCAAGATCCGTGTCGGTGTGGGCGGCGACGTGACTGTGGTCACCTCGGCGGGCACCACAGTCACTTACCAGAACTGCTACTCGGGCGAGGAGTTGGGCCCTTTTTTCGTGGCTCGGGTGCTCGCAACTGGCACGACGGCCAGCGGCATGGTGGGGTACTACTGAGATGACCGCGATTGCCATGCGCATGCGGACCCATAAGGGGCTCACGGCCATTCAGCAGGGCATTGCTTTGTTGCGGCGCCTGGGCGACCGGGCCAGCGTGTTTGCGCCTGGTGTTGGCCAGCCTGTCGGGCCGGTGAACTTGCTCCTTTACAGCAACAGCATTGCAAATGCTGCCTGGTCGAAAACTGGCGTAACGGCCGCTGATGGCGCAACAGATCCTTGGGGTGGTGTGACCGCGAGTGTCATCACCGACCCGGCAGCAACCAACGGGTACTTCAACCAGTCGATCACCGACCCGTCTCCATCCGGGAAGACCTACACGCTGGGCTTGTGGTTGAAGGCCGGGACAAAGCCTGGCGCGATCCGTGTTCGCCTGACAGACAGCACGCTTGTCTACGGGGGCCAAGTTGACATCACGCCGACCGGCACTTGGGCGTTGTATGTGCTTCAAACGACGTTTGCGGCGGGATCTCCAGCGAACGTTCGCGTGACCATTGACCCGATCGACAACACCGCCGCGGGGAACTACTACGTCTGTTCGGTTGGCCTTTTTCTTGGTGCCTACACCGACTCGCAACTGTTGGCGCTCGGGGGCGTCCCGGTAACCACTTCAGCGCCATCGGCGGCGTCATACCTGCCATGGGTAAGTGGCACTTCGCTTTCTCCGACCGCAGGCTCACAGGCGCTTGGTCCTGAGATCATCTCGAACGGAGATTTTTCGCAGGGTGCCTCCTACTGGAACTTGGCTGCAGGGACGCAGACTGCAACTATCAGCGGCGGGGTTCTCCGACTTGCATCTACCGACGGTAGCGGCGTCTCGGCAATTAACCAGGCCCCTGTGAAAGTCGGTGACACATACCTAGTGACGATCAATGTCACGGCGTATACAGGAACTGCGTGCGTATTCTCTTCCGGCGCTGGGAATGGGGTGACGATACCTGCGGGGACCGGCCTCAAGACGCTAATGCTCGTAACCGACGGCAACAACATCGGTATCAAGCGCCTAGCTGCATGTGACATCAGCTTGACGCTGGTATCGGCCAAACTGGTCACGACGACCCCCTCATCTGCGTGGCTTACCGACTATGTGGAATCGGGCGCGACAACCCCGGGCGCTGTAGACGGCCCAGTCGGCTTTCTGAGCGACGGTGAGGGGGTTGTGGGCCCGGCACTTGTGCGCTCTGGACTCGGCCTGAACGGGAATGCCGACAACGGTGACGGAACCTTCACCGCCCTTGCGGCAACCGGAAATGCGATCCGCATCTACTTTGGCCTGGGGGATTTGATCCAGGGCGCAAGCTATCTCATCACCCTGAACATCCTCTCTCCGGGGTCCATTACCGTGGACTGGTGCGACGTGACCTCATCGATCACGGTCATGCCTGTTACCCCGGGCAAAAGCGTCACCTTTATCAGCAGCCGGGCGACCTACGACGCAACCTATCGGTTCTTGGACGTGCTCAGCAACTCGGGCAACGTCAGGTTCAGCTATTCGGTCCAGCTGATCACTGGCCGCCACGCCACACAAGTGACCGGTGCCAACAAACCGGTGCTGCGCAGAGGGGTCGTGAACAGGCAAACCTACAGCAACCTGCTTGCCACTGGGTGGGTGGTCAACAACGGCGGGGTTCCAACGAACAACGCTGTGACAGGGCCAGATGGGGTGGCACTCAATGCGTCTCTGCTGGCTTGCACGGGGTCAAATGCATCTGGGGTCTACTCGCCATCGGGCGCACTGGTCGGCGAGATTGTCACCCAGTCGATTGCAGTCAAGACAGTCTCTGGAGCATCGAATCAGATCCAGGTTGGCTACGACACCCAGGGTGGCTGGATCAAGATCAATCCGCAGACGGGCGCGATCCAGTCAACTGGCGCGATTGTCACGCAGTCCTCGTCAGCTCCTATGGGTAATGGGTACACGCTTTACGCCTGGAGCTACGTAAGTCCAAACACCAGCCTGGCGATGGTGATTTACAACCTCTCGGTTGGAAATGCGCTGACCATTGCAGTTGCGGGAACAGGCCAATTCTCCGGGGCACTGACCGCAGCCCAGATTCTTGCCTGTGGCGGTATTCCGCTCACGGTCAACATCTCCGCTTCATCATTGGCAGGAAATTTTGGCCTCGAGTGCGACGGCACCAAATACCTGAGCATGCCCTCGGTTCCATTTCAGATGGGTGATGAGCATGTGGTGATCGCAGGATGCCGTGGCGATAACTCGCTGGCCGATCGCTCAGTTTTCGGCATTCGGTCCTCTACTGCGGCAACACCTGTGCTTGGCCAGCTCGGCTTCACGTCAGGTGTCCCGGACGCGGCATGGAGAGGGGATGATGGCCTGCTCTATCGGGCGACATCGTCAGGCGGCACACAGATCAGCCAGTACCTTGTGTTGGCATTGCGAAAGCAAGCGACGAGCGGGGCGCTGTTTGTCAATGGAGCGCCCGCCGCGGCGGTCTCCGTGCCCTCTGGGGCAACGACCGTGAATACCGCAACCCTCGGCGGCGTGTACGTGAATGGGGCCGCTGGCAACCTGCTGGTTGGGATGCTCTACGTCATCGTCATCGTCAAGGGGGCAATCTCAGATGCCGAATTCCTTGTGCTGCGCCGATTCGTTGCCGAACTCACCGGCCCAACTGGAGTCAAGTTCTGATGACGCCCTACACATCGCAGGTCACCATGACCCTGCCGCTGGCACTGGCCAGCATCGCAGCCTCCATCGGTCGGGCCCTGGACCCGGACGTGGGCGGGGCCGAGTCCTTCCACCGGGTTGTCACCGGCTACCAGGACGAAGAGACCCCGATCTTCGGTGACACCCTGGTGTGCAGCACCCTGTGCACTCCTGAGTTTCGCGCCCAGGCCGAGGCAATGGTGACGCAGCCCGAGCTGCTGCACGCGGCCTGCCAGGCCGACTATGCGGCCCGCTGGCAAGACCTTGAGCCTCCCAGTCTTGCTGACTGCCAGGCGTTTTGCTCGGCCGTGCAAATCGAGTGA